TCATTAGGAATGAAGGGTATGCCGGGAAGGGGTGGAATAGGAGCAGGGCATCATTTGGCTATGGCAATGTCAAATGATATTGGAATGAAATTCTTACAAAAACATATAGGCAATGATGCAAAATTCTATGAAGGATATTACCGGGATCGTGGTCAGTCACAACACAGTCGATTTGCTGCGAAACGCTTATGAGTCAGTAAGGAAGTTTCATCCAAAAATGATGATAATTATTATAGATGGCTCTGATTCCTATGATCCATGTCGTTCTTATGTTGAAAGTTTATCTTCTCAATATACTATGCTTATGCTTTGTGAAACAAATGTTGGACATGGGCGTGGTATGGATTTAGCGATAAGACAAGTAAAGACCAGATTCGCCCTGCTTTTTGATTCAGATATAGTCATGCTGAAAAGTCCCGTTCAGTTTATGTTAGAAATGATGGAGGATGATACTTATGGAGTAGGTTACTTGGAAAAATCAGCTTATGATGGATATGAATACGGAGCAAAGCCTCAACACAGGAATCAGCCCTATATGTATATGCTACACCCGTTTTTTCATCTGTTACAGGTAAAGAATTATTTTAAGTTTCATAGGTATGTTCATCATGGGGCACCATGTTTCAAGGCTGCACTTGATATACACAAACAAGGATTAACGGGTAAAATAATAAAACGATTCCCAGGACTTGGTCATACTCACGGAAAAGGTTTTGTATGGTCAGCAGTTCCCGGGGAATGGATAAAACACGATACAGCAGGAACTCGTAAGGACAGGAGAAGGAAAGGCAAACAAGAAATTGAGCAGGGATGGGAATTATAGCTACAGACCTCTAAAGACTTAATATCAAGGGTTGATATTCCTTTTTTTCCATTAAATATTTATCCATGTATACTATCAAAATATTTAATGTTCAGATATTAAGTCTTCATGCAGGTAAAAGCCTGTTAAATTTTGTCCTGCGTTTACTAAATTGATTTTGAGTTATCAAGCTCATCACAATCTAATTATTGCGAAGGTATAATAAATTAATGAATAAAAAAAATATAATAGCTGTAGTCGGGCTTGGCTCTTCACGGGATCTATTTAAGCCTGAAGGATTCGATAAGATAATTGGAGTCAATGATATTTGGCGATTCTATAAAACCGATGTGATTGTATGCCTTGACAGGGAAAAGGCATTTACTCCTGAGAGGCTGAAAGTAATCAATGAAAGTAAACCGGAAGCTTTTTATAGTCAGGTAGTCAATTGGGATAAAAGAGATGATTTTGTAAAGATCAATATTAAGGAGGGATACCCGGAGAAGATATGTATTCTTGATCGTAACGCAATGGCTAAGTCTTATTGCAGCCCATTTGTAGCCTGCCAGGTCGGATTCTGGTATTACGGGGCAACCGAAATTCATCTATTCGGGATTGATATGACTAACCATCCTCACCTTAACGGGATTTTATGCGCAAAGATTAAAACCCATTTTAAGAATCTGGCAGCAGCTCTGGAAAAGAAGGGATGTAAGATGATCATTCACGGTAATGGAATCCTTACTGAATAATCAGGTTCAGCAGAATATTTGTTAATACATAAGGGTTGATTTATATTTGTATCCATGATAAGATAAAAAATATAGTTATGGGACAAACTTGTTGCCCGATGTGGGCTTATGTAGATGCTGCCACCTGGGGCATTATGGACAATTCATGGGATCAAATAATTTCCGACTTTCCTTATTGTCAGTTATTTGAATGCAATCCTGTATATTGTGCCGCAGTAGGCTTGTAATATGGAAGCCACACTCAAAATCTACGGTGATATAGGAGAGTCAAATGAAATGGCTCTTCTTATGGGAGTTGAAGAATCTATTTCTTCCAAGAAAATATCTGAATTCCTTGATGAAAATAAAGATGCTACTGAACTAACGGTTAAAATCAATTCTAGGGGGGGAGATGTTCAGGAAGGATGGGCTATTTATGATCTACTTACCAACTCAGGCAAGAAAATCAAAACGGTAGGAGAAGGGAAAGTTTACTCAATTGCTACAATTGTATTCCTTGCAGGCGAGGAAAGGGAGATGATGAAGAATGCTGACGGGCAGATTCATAACCCTTATATTCCTGAATATACCCTTGCAGATAAATACGAGGCCGATGATCTTGAGAAAATTGCAGATGCACTTCGTCAGGAGGAGGCTAAAATACTTGATTTCTATGTTGAAAAAACGGGTGCTGACGAAGCCACGCTCGCTGACTATATGAGCAAGGACACGAAACTATCAGCCGAGGATATGCTTTCACTCGGATTTGCCACTAAAATTGTTGAGCCGGTTAAGGCTTACGCATATATAAAACCTATAAATAAATTTATAATGGACGAAAAAGAATTCAAAACATTCGGTCAAAAGATAGATACTATCTTGGAAAAGCTGAAAAATCTGTCTCGGGTAGCTCCTACTGATCTTACATTAAAAGACAAGGACGGCAAGGAATTCACTCTTGACAAGGAAGAAGGAAGTCCGGCAGTAGGCGACAAAGCCACACCGGATGGAACATTTGTGATGACAGATGGCAAGACCATTATCATTGCTGATGGAGTGATCTCGAAGATTACAGAATCAGATGATCCTACGGAACTGGATCAGGCCAAAGAAAAGATTACTCAACTCGAAGCCGAAATAGCCCAGATGAAAGCTGAAAAGCCGGATCTTGAGGCCAAAGAAGCTGAACTCGTGGCAAAGGAAACGGAAGCCATGAATATCGTTAAGGAACTGAAAGCACTTAAGAACGACTGGAACCCCGAGGGCAGAACCAAGTTCAGTTCTGTTGAGAAAGTCGGCGAAATTGATCTTGCCCGTGTTAAAGAAATTATTAAAAACAAATCTAAAAAAGAATAATTATGTCATTGACTTCACCATCATGCGGTAATACGCTTAATCTTGACGCACTTCACTTCACAGCCGACGAACTCCGCTCGCTGAATGAATTGGTCGTTACTGCCGTTCTTGAAGCTCCCTCTATATCGGAATTTCATACCCTTGTAACAGGAATCAAAAACGACAAGAGAATTGGAATCATACCGGGTACATTCGGCTTGATCGGTAAGGCTGCACAAGCTTGCAATCCTGTGCCTCAATGTTATGAAGATACTGCTATTGAGAAAACATGGGAACCGAAATATCTAGAGGTTATAATTGATATGTGTATTGACGAGGTCGAATCATCTTTAATGAAGATGTATATTGATTGCACAAATCCTTATGATCTGACCAAAACACAGATTTTTGCATTCATCCTGGATATTCTTACAAAAGATATTCCTAAGATGGTTTTCAGAAATGCTTGGTTTGGTGATCAGAATGCAGCCAATGTCCCTGCCGGGGTAATTACTCCCGGTTATGATGTAACCTTCTTCAATATCATTAATGGATTCTGGCAGCAGTTCGCAGCTATTTACGCAGTCAATCCGCTTCAGGTTCAGGCAATGCCGGGTAATGTTCAGTTAACTTATGCCCTTCAAGGTACAGTTGCCACGCCTCTACTTACCTACAACGCTGTAAATGCGCTGATAGACGGAGCAATTCCTGAACTTGCTGCTCAGTCTGATAGAATTCTATTAGTAACCAAATCGGTAATGGACAGGCTTCGCAGGCAATTACAAGCGCTTGGTACAGCTTTTCAGGATTACAAACTGATGATTAATGGTCTTGAATTTGCCACATGGGATGGAATACCTCTTTATTCAATCCCTCTGTGGGATCAGATAATCCGCACATACGAGAATGATACTGTTACCGGAAGATGGAATGATCCTCACAGGGCAGTTTATACCACCAAGGCGAATCTCGCTATCGGTATGGCTTGTACTTCTCTATTTGATAATATTAACACGTTCTACGATCAAAGAAGCCGTTATAACAGGATCGAAGCAATTGATGCTTTTGATGCCAAGATTTTTGATGACAGACTTTTGATGGTAGGACGCTAAAACTCATAATATGACAATAGGTTGCAATCAAATAGTAGACTGCGTCCTTAAAAACTGTGCGAATCTCGTTCCGGCGATTAAGGACTTGGCTTACTTTATCAATTACGATTGTGTTGATAAAGACTTAAGCGCATTTGACCCTTCTAATCCTTTACTGCTCACTCAACTTGTATTGAAAACTCTCTCCCCGGAATGCTATGCGTATTGTCTTGAGGGATATAATTTTTCCAATGAGCATACAGTTGCGATGGTTAAAACAAAATACCAGAAGAATTGGGATCATAACTTTATTTTCAGAATATTCGATAATACCCCCGAAGATAAGCTCTGGATTGAGAATGCCAAGGACAGCCGTTTCATGGTTATTATTGAGAACAATTATAACAAGGTTGATATTGATGGAATATTACCAACCGGGAGGACTGTCTTTGAGGTTCTTGGATGGGATTTTGGATTGGAACTCAATGCTGCAATGAGAGACGTAAATGATGCAGAGATGCTCGGTGGATGGGTATTGACAGCAGGATGTTCTGACACGCTGAAAGAATCCAGCATTCCACGCACGCTGTTTGTGGGCGGATCACTTACGCTCACAAGAGCTGCGATAGCCGATATGCTTGCTCCGTGTTGCGATTAGAATAAGGTGCGGAGAAATCCGCACTCTTTAATATGAAATTGTTTGAAGAGATTCACTCCTTCGCCCGTGAGTTCATCACTGATAAACGGACACGGACAACATGGAGAAAGATAAAAATTATTGAGGCGTATAAGATACTGACAGGCAAAATAATCGAAACCTCATGTTCAACTTGTTTTATCGAAGCCTTATTACACATTATAAATAATACTAAAATGGCAACATTTAATTACAGGCTAAAAAAAGGTTACATCGCTCAATTCGCTATTGCGTTCAAAGGAATCAAGGCATTTTCCAATGATCAGATGACTGATGAACTTGCTGCCGAATATTTAAGGCAATATCCTGCACGGATTATCTACTTTGAAAGGATACCCGGAAAAGCAGTTATACCACCCGGAATTAAGATAATTAAGCCGGGAACCAAACCAAAGATTAAGATTATCAAGCCCAAAAATATCCTTGAGGAAACGCTCGGTAATATCACTGGGGAAGGATCAGAGGAAGTAGATGAAAGGACTAAGCTTCGAGCAAGTCTTGATGAATTAAATATAAAATATCACCCGGCAACCGGGGTTGTAAAACTCAGAAAACTACTGGCTGATGCCGTTAATCTGCCTGAATAATGAGAGTATCCGCTGCGAAAACAGCCCCACGAGTTGAGCGGAACATCTATATCACTTCAAAGCGGATAAAAGGCTACGGCACTGATAACGATTACCCTCAAAAAGTATTAGAGATAATTAATAGTTCTGGTACTGGCAGGACTTGCATGGATATATATGTTAAGTTCGTTGAGGGAGCAGGTTTTCAGGATCAGACACTTGCCGATCAAATCCTGAATGAAAAAGGAGAAAGAGCAAATTCACTTTTACGCAAAGCAGCGAAGGATCTCAAGAATTTTAACGGGTTTGCCTTTCTTGTCAAATATGATGGGTTGGGAATGCCAATCGGTTATTTCAATATTCCATTCGAGCATTGCCGACTTGAGGTTGATCTTAAAAAAGCATATACCGGAAAGGTTGCGGTTTATCCTGATTGGAC